AACATCTTGGCTTTGGTTCACAAGTGAATCAAATGTATTTACTGGCGCAACAAAAGTGGTAACATTTACATGACAACAGTATTAAATTATAGTCTTATTGCTGATGGCTCAGGTCATTTTAAAGGAACTATTCGTAGTAAATACGAAGAAGTAAACTTTTCAATTCCTGCAATTTGTGATGATAATGGTATTCTGTTGAAAGACGAAAATATCGAAGCAGCAATTAATTTTTTCAATAGACAAAATGAAACTTTTGCGGCTGCAATTACTGGAAATGCCATTTATAGAGAAGAAAATCCTTATATATTCATCCATAATCCAAGAACAAGTGGTACTGGATTGAGTCTTTTCTTAAACAAATGTTGTGAAGGAAAGACGCTGAGAATACCATCAGACATACCAGAAAGAAGAAGTAGGCATTCTAACTACATTGAAATCGCTCAACACATTTCACTAACAAATCCTTATGTTTTTGGATTTGTTAGAAATCCGTATGACAGAGAATATAGCCTCTATAGTCTAATGGTCAAAATGAACAGTTTGGTTTTTGATGAAAGAAAATTGAACATAGGCACTTCATTTAGTGATTGGGTTATCAATATTCGTGATACGGTTGTATGGCCAAATAGTAATATTCGAACACAGAAATCTTATTTTGTTGATGAGAGTAATTCAGTCGTGTGCAATGTCTTTAAATATGAAGGCAGAACAAATGCCATGGAGACAATCTGCAATAACATTGGTGGAGACTTCGAAAAGTTCAAGTTATACGATACAAAAATTAATAGTGCAACGGTTGATGACTATAAAACTCAATACACCAATGAAGCATATGATCTGATAACACAGAGATATGCTGAAGATTTGGAAACATTCGGATATACATTCGAATAAATATAAGAAAACCAAGTAGGATTAAGCAATGGCAGTTCCAACAACAAGAACAGAATTCAAAGAATATTGCTTACGTAAGCTTGGTAAGCCAGTAATCGAAATTAATGTCGATGATGATCAAGTGGATGATCGTATTGATGAAACTCTTCGTTATTATTGGGATTATCACTTTGATGGTACTGAGAAGATTTACTATAAGCAGCAAATAACTGCAAATAACGTAGCAGACAAATACATTACTCTACCAGAAAATATCATTGGTGCAGTAAGAGTATTTCCTATTGCTGATCCTAGCATTCGTTCGGATGATCTTTTTAATATTAGATATCAGATTGCTCTAAACGATCTTTATTCATTAACAAGCGTTTCTATGGTTCCATACTATATGGCCATGGAACACCTTTCTCTTATTGCAGAGTTGCTTGTTGGTCAACAGCCAATTCGCTATAATCGACACAAGGATCGTCTGTATGTTGATATGGATTGGAAAAAAACTAATGTTGGTGAATATCTTCTAGTCGAAGCCTATGAGATTGTTGATCCAAACGAATACACACAAGTTTGGTCTGATCGTTGGCTTCAAAACTATGCCACAGCTAAGATCAAGTATCAGTGGGGATCAAATCTTACTAAGTTTACTGGTATGCAATTACCCGGTGGTGTACAGTTTAATGGAGAAAAGATTTTCAATGATGCTCAGGCTGAAATTGAAAAAATGGAAGCAGAAATGATTTCAAGTTATTCACTTCCTGTTTCAGATATGGTTGGATAATTCATGCCAAGCGTTTATTTCGACAACTTCAATAATTATGGCGAACAAGACCTTATTGAGTCTCTTGTTGTCGAATCCATTTCTATCTATGGACACACAGTCTATTATCTTCCACGCACACTCGTAACCAAAGATGATATCTACGGTGAAGATAAACTATCAACATACAATGAAGTATTTGAGTTTGACATGTATATCAAGTCATTCGACAGCTATGAAGGTGATGGTCAATTCCTTTCCAAGTTTAATCTTGAAGTGCGTGATAGTGCTACCTTCAGCATTGCACGTAGATCATTTGGTAACGAGATTGCAGCACAGCGTCCAGATATTCAAAGACCACGTGAAGGTGATCTTGTCTATTCAACAATGATGAAAAAGATGTTTGTCATTAAGTATGTCAATCAGACTGCTATCTTCTATCAAATGGGAGAGCTACAGATTTGGGATATTTCTTGTGATGTATGGGAATACTCAAATGAGCGTTTCAGTACGGGTAATGCTGAGATTGATGCAATCGAAGAGAAGTATAGCGTTGCAAATGTCACAAATGATAATGCATATGAAAATGCTATGCTTGATGTATTTGAGACAAACGTAGAGTTTCAGCAAGAAGGCGCTGGAATTATAGATTGGTCCAATGTCGATCCTTTCAGTCAAGGTAACGTCTAATGTTTGGATATACTTTTGGTCACGGTACTCTAAGAAAGTACATCATTTATTTTGGCACCCTGTTTAACAACATTTGGGTGAAAAGATATGATAGTGGCGGCAATCTTATTCAGAACATGAAGGTACCATTAAACTATGGTCCTCGTGAGAAGTTTCTTGCACGTCTTGATGGCAACCCTGATCTAAATCGTCCTATTGCTACGCAACTTCCACGTATGTCATTTGAAATTACTGGTGTAACTTATGATTCCACCAGAAAACTTCCAATGACAAATAAGATAACTGCTCCTGATCCAAGCGATCCTACAGGAGTTCTTTATCAATATATGCCAGTGCCATACAATATCGACATGACACTATCGATCATGGTAAAGAATGCTGAAGACGGTACATACATTATTGAACAAATTCTCCCATACTTCAATCCTATGTGGTCTGCAACCCTCAATCTTGTTCCAGAGATGGGTATCAAGCATGATATTCCTATCACACTAGATAATATTGTTTGTGAAGACACATATGAAGGCGACTTCATGAATCGCAGAGCCATCATCTGGACATTGAATTTTACCCTCAAGGGATACTTCTTTGGTCCATCAATCTCTGCAAATACTGGCATCATCAAGGAAATTGATGCAAATATCAGTATCCCACCAGGTAATGTTCTTATGGAATATGCAACACAGAACAACTCGCCATCAGGTACAAGACTAGAAATCTTCCCTGCTCAATATGCTAATGGTCAGCCAGCAAATTCAAATAATGCTATTTTCCAATATAGACTAAGTGGTGTTGCTGGTAATTTCATTCAAACTGAAAAAGTATATCTTGATACTGCAAACTTCATATATATGAAGGATGGAAATTCTACACACGTAAACACAAGTACTGTTCATGGATCACTTGGTGTTGGAAACACCGTTTTTGGTGCAACTTCTGGTGCATCAGGAACCATTACAAGTATTGCAAGAATTCCAACATATAATCTTAAGAATTATAATACAATTCAATCCAATACAGATTTTGGTTTCATCATTAATCTATATGAGAATAACTAATGTCAAAATATTTAGATAATGCTTTAGGGCTAAACCCAATGGCACAATTTGATGATTATCAAACTAATGTTCCTGCTGTTGTTCAAACAGATAATGAACAGGTAGAAGAAGATATTGAAAAGGTCCATACAAACCTAAACAACGCTATCGATCTTAGCCAGACAGCGGTTCAAGACATGCTCACTATTGCTCAACAGTCACAGCATCCTAAAGCATATGAAGTATTGAATGCAATGATCAAAACATATGCTGATATTAGCATGGGTCTGGTTGATTTACAAGCCAAAAAAGCAAAATTAATAGCTAAGAAACCAGATGCTGAAAGTGGACAGACAATCAACAATCTATTTGTTGGTTCAACTGCTGAACTTCAGCAAATGCTTGAGAACATGAAGAATAAAGATAATGATAATAAGTAAAGGTTATAATGGTAATGTAAATTTAAAGAAGGCAAGAAGGCAGATTCAATGGTCTGCTGAAATGCTTCAGGAGTTCATCAAATGTAAAGATGACCCAATTTATTTTGCTGAGAAGTACATTCAAATCGTACACGTTGACCGTGGTTTGATTCCTATTGTACTTTACGATTATCAAAAAGAAATCATGACAAAGGTTACGAACAATCGTCGTGTTACGGTTGTTACATCACGTCAGGCTGGTAAGACTACCACAGCGGCTGCAATCATTCTTCATTACATTCTGTTTAATGAGCATAAGACAGTTGCTCTTCTAGCTAACAAGGGCGATGCTGCACGTGAAATCCTTGATCGTATCAAGTTATCATATGAAAGCCTTCCTGATTGGCTACAGCAAGGCGTTGTGGAGTGGAACAAGGGTTCAATTGAACTAGAGAATGGTTGTAAGGTTCTAGCGGCTGCTACAAGCTCTTCAGCTATTCGTGGTAAGTCAATCTCACTACTATACATCGATGAGGCTGCATTCGTTGAAAATTGGGATGAATTCTTTGCTTCTGTTTTCCCAACTATATCATCTGGTGAAACAACAAAGATTCTCTTTACATCTACTCCAAATGGTCTAAATCACTTTTACAAAACTTGTAATGGTGCTGAAAATGGCACAAATGGTTATCAGTATGTTGAAGTTCCTTGGCAACGTGTGCCTGGTCGTGGTGAAGCATGGTACAAGGAAACCATCGCTGCTATGGACTTTGATCTTGAGAAGTTTGCTCAGGAATTTGAATGTCAGTTTCAAGGTTCATCAGGCACACTCATTTCAGGTGCTGTCCTAAAAACACTTGTATCTCAGGCTGCTCTAACCTCACATGATGGTTTGAATAAATACTATGATCCAGTTAAAGATTGTAGCTATGTCATTGTTGTTGACGTATCAAGAGGAAAGGGATTAGACTATTCTGCTTTTCAAGTAATTGATGTTACTACTATGCCATATCAACAAGTATGTACATACAAAAACAATATGGTAACACCGCTAGATTACAGCGGGACTATATATAGGACTTCAAAAGCATATAACAATGCTACAATCCTTGTAGAAATTAATGATGTAGGCGCACAAGTTGCTGACTCATTATATTATGATTATGAATGTGAAACAATTGTATATACTGAAAATGCTGGTGCAAGAGGAAAAAGAATATCAACTGGCTTTGGCAAAGGAAGCGGTATTGATAGGGGTATCAGAACAACTAAGACTGTAAAGGCTATTGGTTGTTCTATGCTCAAGCTTCTTATCGAACAAAGACAATTAATTATTAATGATCATGACACCATCCATGAATTGTCACGTTTTTCTAAAAAGGGCATATCATACGAAGCTGAACAGGGATGTAATGACGATTTGGTAATGGGTCTATTACTATTTGCATGGATGACTGATCAACAGTACTTCAGAGAATTGACAGATATTAATACCTTGATGAAATTAAGAGACAAAACAGAAGAAGAGTTAGAAAATGATCTGGTTCCATTTGGGTTTATGGATGATGGTCAGCCCGATGATGATATTATCGATTTAGTTCGAAATCCGTCCAGAGAATTCATGTTCTTCTAATTCCGTTATTTTATAAATATAATCATGTAGAACATGCAAAAAATCTTTCAAAGGAGATATAAATGGCCGTACAAAATTTTGGTTCAGGTGGTGGTTTTCAAATTAGCCCCGGCATCAATATTTCAGAAATCGATCTTA